GTCCAAAACGCCGCATTAAACCGGGGGCTAAACCAGCATCTGCCAGTAGTCTTTTCGCCGCTTCTTCTTGTAGGGTAGTAGCAGTTGCCTTACTTACCCCTTCTGGCAAAAATTTTGCGTAATCACCGGTCTTTGGAAGAAACAAATCTCTACTTGCTTCAAAAAACCCTTTCTGACTATCGCCCAGACCAAAATCAAACATTTCTTTGAGGTTTCCCAAAGTCGTGCCAGAGCCGGTTTCGGCAAGTTTTTCAATTCCTGAAATTTCGGGGAATGTAGTCTGCCCATAATCAACCTCAAGCGTACCCGGTTTATAAAAACTTGTTGCATCACTAGCTTTTTCAATACCAGTAAGAACATCAGTAGGGTCTAAAAGATTAGCGTCAGTACCAGTAAGAACACTTTCCCTTGGACCCGCCCCGGCAAGGTTGCTGACCTTACGGAGTTCGCTGGCATTAGTACCAGCAACACCAGCGTCAGGACCCAATCCCGATTGGTCAATCGGTATTTCAAGAACGTTTATTTCTTTGTTAAAATCTGCGTTTATCCTATCGGAAGCACCTGTAACTTCTTTTGGAATATCTGCGTAATTACCGGTCTTTGTGGGATTAAAATCTCTTCCCAACGTTTTGAAAAAACCCTCGCCTCCTTTGCCAGTAAAAGCATCTTTAAAAGCAGTGCCTGTTTGAGCAAAACGAGCGCCGGGACTAGCTAAAGATTCGCTAATAGCTTGACCTGCTGTCATGTTAGGATCAATCGCGCCTTGAATACCTTTAAAAACTCCAGCCGTTGCCCCGGCTATTAAACCCGCTTTTAGGGCATCTTTTATACTGCCGCCTTGTATCAGCGTCCCTATGCCAGAACCTAAAGCAGCACCATAAATAGCTCCAAGACCGGTCATGGCTAGACCAATTGCAAGAATCGTTGGCGCAGCTTTCTTGAGGACCTTACCAATCTTCTTAAATGCTTTTTTAATGCCTTTGAATATCTTGGAGAAAAAACCAAACTCCATCAGCCCTGTTTCCGGGTTGATGCTGTTTTCGGCATCTCCTACAACATAACGCTCCGGATCTTCGATACCGGCTTCGCGTAAGTGTTGAAAAATAGATTCTTTGAGTTCAGGGCTTTGATCAATAAGCCGCCGTGGAACAATTAATTCGCCCGTTTCGACGTGCGCTACCTGATCGTCACCAAAACGACCATACGCAGCAATCCGACCAGCCGTGTTTTCAAACCGGGCTATACCTTCATTTCCGTACTCTTGTTCGGCATTTTGTCTTTCAAGGGCTTGAAAAGCCTTTTCAGACATCACAAAATCACCGATACCGCCGGACGGAACCTCTTCGATTTCGAGTTGTTCGGCTGTGTTCGCCATTATCTTGCTCCACCGACAATGATCCGTTTTGATCATTGTACTGAGTTTAGTTTATTCAGTCTACGAGTTAACTTATCGTCACTGTAACTGATCCAACTGCACTTGTTCCCACCGAACCCCGTACATAGGGTGAATTTATTACCGGAACCCTTAACGCCCCACCATGTTCAAAAACAGCCCCTGTTTCCAAGCCGCTGTCATCGGTCTGTAGATTAGTCAGCGTTATGCCCGTGGCCCGTGATTCTCCGGGGGTGTTAACTTGCTCCTGAAACACGGAAAAAGTCCGTGTTAATTGCGCCATATAATCCGGCGTATAAGCCTCCGGAGGGTTAGGAAATGGTAAAAAAGTTAAAGCTCTTGCCATTATTGTCTACCATCCGGCCTGATATCGACTCTGGGTGCGCCGAACCGCCACTGTGTTCCTTGGGCCGTGGACTCTACCCTGACTGCAAAGGACCTGCCCCGTAATCTCACAAAAAGCTGGTCTGTAAACTGTTCTACCGGTGAAGTTGCAGAGCGTGTCACGCCGCCTTCATCTGTTTGCAAGTAGTTTCCACCCGGAAAATTCCTTGCTTTCATCGTAAAATTAGCAGAGGGCGCGTCTGAAGTAGACCCCACAAACGTCAAATCCGGTAAAACCCGACGCATAAACACAAACTTATCACCATCGCCAATATCAATCTGACTGCTTTCGACATAAGACGTAATTGACGACACAGGGTTTGTGCTGCCGTCATCGTTACCCACTTCCTGCAAATACAAAAATCCTTCCGAAGCAGCGGTAGGATCGTCGTCTATACCCTTATCAACCCACGCGGTGCGCGATAAAGTACCGTAGTACCACGTCTTTTCGAGGTAGTTATACACCACATACCGATCATTTTCGTCGCTGTCGGCAGAAGGATAAAACCACCAAATTTCAGAAAAAGCACTGTTTGACCCTGCAATTACTTTTTCCCGTTGTTGGTCATTAAAATCATTAAAAACATAACTTTTGACAGTACAGGGCAGTTTTTGCGTTTGCCCGGTATAGACATAAAAGTCGCCCTGACCCATCCAAAACACGTTGTCATCAACAGCCGTCACGGACAAAGGCCCCGCTATCGTCGTATTTTCACCCACTTGTTGAATACCGAACGTAAACGGAGGACCTATAAACTGTAGCGCGTGAACGCCAACATCTGTAATTACAACGATCTGTTGTTTGGTTTCAACGGCTTTTACAATCTTGGTTCCAGAGCCTATCCGTAAATCACCGGCTGAATTGGTAACTTCAGACTTCCAAGTTGTCAGGCTTGCAGAAGAAGAAAAACGTATTAGCAGCGGATCTTGTGTGCCAATACTGGTTTCGGCATCACAACCAAATGCCAGTATATGCTTGTCATTATCAGAAACTAATATTTGTTTTGCTACAGTGGGTGTTTCAGTATCCGCTCCTGCAAGATCCTTTAAAGCTACGGCTCTTGCAGAAGTGCCACCACTTTCATCCCAATAAAAAATACCGGCATCTCTGGCGTTAAATAACAGGTCTTCACCAAAATTATCGTGTTCCCAGATACGAATAGAATTACCTGCGATGGCAAGACTAGCTGACGATCCCCACGTGCTACGGCCCCATGCTCCTGCGCCCCAACCTGTGCCAAGGACCGTGGTGTTCAATCCAATGTTGACTTGGTAAGCACCAACAATACTGCCGCCGCCATTTCCAGTATCTGAGCCGTTTGCTTCAACAGCGGTTGGAACGAGTGCCCCTGCGACTGTAATGTCTGGGATTGTTGTACTAGCAGTACGTGCCGTAAAAGTATAAGAGTTTACGTTGACGATGGTGTCGATCTGATATTCTTGATTCAACACATTGGCGGTTATAGTGCCGCCTAAAGAAGCCGCCCCAGAAAAAGTAACAAAGTCCCCTTTGATTGCACCGTGATCCGCGTCTGTTGCTGTAATGGTAGAGGAGCCGTTGGTCGCGGCGAACGTGACATCCCCCGCGCTTGTAGTAACACGCAAAGGCGTAATGTCTGCGTAAGCCCCGCCAGATTCTAAAAAATATTTTAAATTAGTGCCAAGCCCCCGGTAGCGTTCACCATCGAGCGCGGCAAAAGGATGTATACTTCTTGCGGTGCCTAAAAATGAAATAATAGAAAGTTTTTGCCAGCCGCCTATTTTTTCCGGCGTACCAAATCGGAACCTGACTTTATCACAGTCAAACCAACCCCCTTCGTTTGCGTAGGAAGTTGTTTCTCTATTAACACCCGGTCTAAACTCTAATTTTGTTAAAGGCATAATTCACCTTGTTAGGCCGCTGGGGGTCAGGTTTGAATATCATAGCAATTAAAAATTACTTGAGATAACTGACTGTTAGAACAAGGGTGACCATGAAGGGGTAGAGCGCGTAAACCGCCATTTCAACACGAGTCACTCTGTCACTGGCAATCTTAAACTGCTCTTTAAAACCTTCATAACGAAGGGCGCACTCGGTTTCATGTTTTTGTAAATCAGTTTTCATAAAAACTACCCTACTTACAGTTAACTTCTATGCTAGCTTCCGAGCGTTGGCTTGGTATCTGGGAAATCATCTGTTGAAGGCCAATCTCTGAGTGCTGTTCTATACGCTGCAATCTCAGTTTTTTGCGGATGGTCTGTCAGCACAGACAAAGAGTCAGTTCTTGCTAACTCACTATCCCGCCACTGCCTAGCCTCTTGTTCTTTTTCCGCAGCAATTTCTGAATCAGTGGGAACATAGGTTACATCCTCACAAGTGTGGTCAGGGTAGGTCGCTTGCGCCCAAGCAAGATCAGCAATAATGTTATTGCTTACGCCATCTTTTGTAATTTTAATAGTTGCCATTTATCCCATCCTTATTGGAAAAATCATTACTAATCCAGAACCGCCACAACCACTAAACCCATAATTTGTGCCGTTAGAATTCATTCCTGCTCCACCTCCAGCTCCAACACCGCCAGCCATAGCGTAAACATTTCCACCACTTTTGTTTCCTTTGAAACCCGCTCCACCGCAAAAAGGCCCAGCTATAGCGTAAACTTCCTGATTCGCCGTTGTTTCACCCTTGAACATGTTTGATAAGGTCAAATCATGCCCATTGTTTTTATCGGTTGAGTCTAGGCCGTTTCCATGGAGAATTAAGTTTGAGAAAAAACTTATTGAAACTGCAGCATCTTTGTATCCAGAAACACCCGTTGTCAGATAGTCACGATTATAATTCGTTTCATATGACCAGCCGACAGGTGTTCCGCCTCTGGCATATCTACTTTGCTCCCCCTCGCCATGACAGTTAGAGCCATACAAATTAACACCGCCTCCTGCACTAACTTTAGCAGCAGCGCTAGTGTTTGCACCACCACCACCTCCGGTATTATTCATCAGGCTGCCTCCTGAAGCAGTACCGCCTCCAGTGGTGACGTCTTGGGCGCTAGTACTAACACCACCAGCAGCACCCCCATTTGTAGTCATCGTTGTAATCCCTGTCCCTGAAAGTTCTGAATTACCACCAGCATCTCCAGCTACGGAATTACCCGAATTTACATCATCACCGCCACTTCCAATTGTTACTGTATAGTCTTGAGCAGCTAATGTAAGCCTTGAAACAGCGCATCCTCCTGCTGCTCCACCTCTGGCGTTAGTAGTAGAATCTAGGTGGCCCCCGACTGCTCCACCACTTCCTCCCGCACCAATGACATAAACTATCGCTTCCATAGCCACAGGACACGCCCATGTTTGACTTTTTTGAAAAATAATTGATGGATAAGCACCCTGTTCATTGTTTGTTCCTAAAACTGCCATACTATTTCTCCGTTAAATCTCAAACCAGCCAATTGTATCGTCCACATAAACCAACTGGACTGAATTTCCTTGGGGGACTGTGCCATCCGCTGCAACACTGTTAATTTTCTGACTTCCATTCCTCCCAACTGTTACCAACGCTGCTCCTGCATTTGAAATTATCACAGTGTCGTTTGCAGAACCTGCTGGCAGAGTTATTGTGAAAGCCGTACTCGCGTGGTTGCACACAAGTTGATCACCAGAACTTGCTGTGTAGTTAGTTGTCTTGATTGCCCAAGCAGTGTACGCCCCGCCAGATGTAACCCAGTCCAAAACCCCACTGCCATTTGTGCTTAAAACCTGATCCGCATCGCCGTCATCCGCAGGAAAAGTCAGGGTCACATTGCTTGCAACTGTTGCAGGAGCCTGTAGAGCGATATATTGCCCACCACTACTGTCCTGTAAGCGCAAATCGCCTTGGGCTAAAATATTTACATTTCCGTGAAAGTTTGCATCGGTTCCCCCGGTGGGGATTGCAATTACATCCCCATCTGCATCGTTTTTGATGGTGACATCGTTGGTAGCCCCCTGACCGGTCAGTATCAAGCCTTCAGCAGCGGTATAACCCATTGCCGCATTGTCGTCTGCTGCGGTATCGCCATCTGCATTTACCGTTGCCGCTGTAACA